TGTCCGCCTGGGCCAGTTCGCGGAGGCGTTCTTTAGGAGCCATCGCATCGTATTCTGCAAACTCTCTCGCCGCATCATCCAAAACAGTCCGAATTTGTTCCGGCTCCAGGCCAGTTTCCTCGTAGGCCGCTAGGCGGTCAACGGCTTCTCCGCTGTATTCGGTGTCGCCAATTTTGAGCCGCCATTTCCCACCGTCAAAGTATGTCAGCCGTTCCATGTCAGTCTTCCCCCCATGCTCTGCCAATCATTTTATCCAGACCATTTGCAGCCTCAATCGCCGCACCCCGTTCCCGCTTCACCTGCTCCAGCTCGGCCTGCACAGCATGGCAAACCGCCTTTTCTTTCTGATACATTTCCCGCAGCTTCTCGTTTTCGGCCTGGAGTGCGGAGAGAGCAGTGGCGGCGTCAAGCGCAACACCTCTTTTCAGGTCCTTCCCTTCAAAATATCTGTTCAGCCGCTCAATCAGCTTCTCAATGTCCATCAGGTGTCCTCCTCTCCCTCCGGCTCATCCAGCGGCTCATAAAACGCGCAATGAGCCATGTTCCCCTCTCCGGCAACGGCACAAATATCTCCATCCAGGTCAAACACCCGGGAGATATTCACATATTTCAGACTGCACCCAAAGCACGGGCTTCCATTCTTTTTCCGCCACTTCCGCAGAGGGCGCTTAGAGCGGTGTTTGCAGATCATAGAGCATATCAGGTCAGCCATAGCAATGCTCCTCTCCCTCCGGCGGGCGGCGGTAAAATTTTGCCCCTAAAGTTTCTACGGCGGATTCATAACTTGACCATCCGCAACCATAAATCAGCGATACAGCACCCCATCTTTGCGTCCCAACTAATGCCCAATGACCGCATTGATTCCCAGTGTCTGAGGGGAAAGTCATGTAAACCGGCTCCCCGTTCATCTCCCGCAACTCCTCCAGCGTCAGCGGATCGTTCGGCGGGGTGAGGGTGGGATCTCCCTCCAATGCAGAAATCAGCATATCAATAATTTGAGCCGCTTGATGATATGTGTCAGTGTCCCTCCATGCGTCAGCGGCTTTCTTTGCCAGCCGAATAGTTTCATTGTTCCGGTCCATCTTTCAGCTCCCCCAATCTCTCCATCACCATCTCCACTACTTTGTGAAATACGGACATTTCTCCCATCCTCCCGCCTCTGCATACTTACAGGATTCAGCTATACATCGTTTCCCCTGATAGTCAGGGTGTCCACACGCTTTCGGCCAATCAGGGTAAAATACACTGTTTAGCCCAAGAAGGGTAGAGAGGTCAGGGCCACAGAACTCCGGCATAGTCCGTCGCTTAAAATGGTCCCGTACCTCTGCTGGAATGTCCTCAAACTTTGGAAATTCCTCAACCAGCCCAGTATCAGTATGCTTTAATGTGTATGCGGTTTTTGTCCCGTTGGTAAAATATCTGCAATCAATGCTCATTTGTCATTTCCTCCATATTGTTAATTTTCTCCATCACCATCTCCACGGCCTCGTCCGTCAGCGGGCGGGAACAATGCGGGCAAAAACTGATTTTCTGTGGCTTACAGTGCCCTGTTTTCAATTCCCCGTTCAGGATGCTGTATGCCCCAAATTTTTGCACATATCCCTCAGAATCTGGCTTGCAATAAGGACACCCCGGAAACACCTTCTCCACCTGCTCCCGGCTGACGGGGCGGAGGGCGGTGAGGATAGTGTCCAATACAAGCTTGAACGACACAGCCATACCAGCCGCTATAAACGAACCTTGACCCTCGTATTCATCGGTCAGTTCTTTAAGGCTATCATTCAAAATTTTAGCTTTTGCGATTGCTTCTTCCAGCTTCATAGTTGGGCCTCCCTTTCCATCTTCTCCCTGATGGCTGACAGGATGAAATCCCGGTTCAGCACATACAGGTCCGTAATTCCGTGCTCTTTGCACATCTTGATGATTTCGTCCATGATGTAGTTTTTGATATCTTCTTTCCAGAGGACAACCGCCTGTATCGTTGCAGAGGCCACGGTGTTTCCATCCTCGTCTGTTCTGACTTGCAAGGCTGGGCCCCCAATGTCAACATATTCTCCCGGGTTCTTCATTCCAGATCCTCCAGCATCTCCATCTTAGGCTGAAACACAACCACCATTGACGGGAACGGAGCACTGTTTTTCGTTCCTCCAAATTTCAGCCTCCCACGCACAAAACGGATCTCCGCCCGCCCAAGTATGTAGTCGTGAAACCACCTCGTATCTGTTCTCGCTGGGAGAAGCATTACAACGGTATTCCCAGCAGCGCAAGCAAATAGCCCACGCCTTACCCATTGTCCAATATTACGGCCATAGGGAGGATTACACCACACAACGCCCGTCCAGGGCTGGGAGAGTCCGTCCTGCTCCGGGGTGTAGTACCGGGCGCACTTCGCGTTTTCCGACAGGGCGCAGGCGTCCAACGTAAAATGAAACTCGGCGTCCAGTGCGTCAAAAAACTCCTGCGGTGTCTCCCATAAATCCGTTTTGCTCGAAAACATTACATCAGTGTTCATCCAGCATCTCCATTTCCTCCGCGCTCAGAATCGGCGCGCGGGTGTTCCAGGCGAGGCGGGCTTCGTGTTCCGTCTTATACCATCCGCTGTTCGTAAAACATTTCATGCAGATCACATTTCTGCGGACATTTGGCTGATAGTAACGTTCGTTCCGCACCCTTGCCTGTCCTCTGCACATAGGGCACGGCAGCAGCACCCCCGCATCCGTCAGCCGCTTGGCCGCCTCTTGATCGCCCAGCAGGGCGCGTTTTTCGTCGCTCAAAACCATCTATAGTTCAGCTCCTCATTTAGCATTGACCATCGGAAAATTTTATCGTCTTGGTAGATCAGCCCATCGTCCTCCATCTGGAAGCGCCGGTCAAAGTCGTGTACGGTATGGCCGTCCGCCTTGAACGTCACCGGGCTGTCACTGTCCCATTTCAGCATGAGCGCCCACAGCTCCGGGTAGTTCCTGCGGAGTAGCCGAAGCTGCCCCACGCTCTGATTATGGCAGAACCAGCAGCCTCCCCTCGTGGCTGTTGTGTAGATTGGAGACAGTAGGTCTTGGCCCTCGCACCAGCAGCGGCAATCAGCTTCCGTCCAGCCCGCCTCTACAAGAGGACTTCTCTTTTTGTCAGATAGGCTGTGAAAGCGGTTCGGCTCGTCGACGGCGATGCCCAAGTATATGATATTGCCCTTTGTCTCGACCTTATCTAGCCCCGGCATTTTCACGTCGCTGTTACAGTAAGGCCCACTAGGGAACGGCCATCCGTAGATTTCTCCCGGCCGCTTGTTCCCTCCCAATACCCGGTAAAATGCTTGCTCGTATGTAAGCCGCCCTCGGACATGCTCCACCTCAATCCCCCACCGCTCCCGGATAATCTTGTCCGCCTTTTCCTTAAATTCCACCATCGGCGGAAGATCGGCTGGGATGGTGTCGGTGGCCCATACTTCTGCGTGGACGATGCGGTCAAGGGGCCAGCTCAGCTGTTCGATGGCCCCTAAACATGCGAGACTATCTTTTCCGTAAGATAGGGATAAAATATATTCCATAGGCGTTCCTCCACGTCTGGAGGTGGCCGGCCTTTAAAACGTTGCCTCCTATGGTTTTATTTAAAATTTGGGCAGCTCTCGATGGCGTATGTAGTCACCCAATGCTTTACACCGCCCTGGCATCTGCCGACAACAAACGTCCGTTTCTTGGCCGTCCAGCCCGGTACTGGCTTTTCCTCACGCAGCCAGGGACACTGGCTGATCGGACAGCAGCAATCCATGCAGGGGTTGGCTGAATACCGCCGGATGGGGACCAGATATTGTTCAAGTTCGCCCATAGGGCCTTACCTCCACCTGTATGCTATCGTTTTCCCAAAATTCGTGAGAAACTTTCCGCACCCATTCCCGGTTGTCGTCCGGCAGTATGTAGCCTTTCATGGCGTCTAAAAATGCCTTGCCCATGGCGGCGTGATTGTCCACGTCCAGGCCATCGTTCCAGCGAAAAATGACTTCGACAGGGCCTTTGACGAACTGTTTTCGGATATGTGCCTTTTTCATGGACCACAGCGCCAGAGAGTGGAGTTCTTCTGCGTCCCGCTTCCGCTGCGACCAATGTTTCCCGGCATAATACGCATTCAGGCCAAACCGCTTGTTCCAGGCCGCTTTTCCCCTTTTGGTGGGCGGATACGGAATTTCAAAAATCAAATCCCCATCCTCCTTGCCAGCTCTTTCAGGGCTGCCTCGTATTCGTCCGGCGGCAATCCCTGGAGCTTTTTCTTCTCCCGCTCATAGGCGGTCCAGTCAGCGTTCCCAGCCGTAGACTCCATCGCTTTCTCCCTTCTTTGTGTACCGGCGGCACCGGGCGTCATAGACCAGCTGTATGTTGGCTGTGGAGCCGTAGGACCGGTTCTTTAGGATGCTCAGCCCGGCGTCATACCCATAGGCCGCGATATCCTTTTCTTCCATCCGTTCCAGCGAAAAGGCGTTGTCCGCCCGGTTTGTGATGTCCGCCGACCCGCCGATGTCGTCCGCGGTCAGCAGCTTCTTTTTGTCGTTGTCGCCCTTCCGGGGGTGTGCTACCAGATGCACGTGCACCTCGTTTTTCTTGGCGAACTCCACCAGCCGCCCCGTGAACCGGCTCTGCGCCCGATAGAAGTCCTTGTCGCTCTGGTCGCTGAATCGGGCGGTCATCAGATTGTCCACAAGGAATACACAGCAGCCGAACCGGCGAACAGCATACTCGAACACGGAAATGATACTGTCCTCGTCCCCAGCACCAGCCACCCGGTTGTCGTACAGGAAAAACTTTCCCTTCCACCAACCGTCGATCCGGTCCGCGATCTCCTTCGGCGTGTAGTAATACAGCTTCCCGGACACCGGGTCCCGCTTCGGCTCGATATGCCCGGCCCCGGCGGCCTGCAGCATAGCCCACTGCTTGAAGCGCCAGGCCGACAGCTCCCCGGAGTAGGCGCAGACCGGGAAGCCCTGGTCGATGGCGTTTAGAAGCAGCTGGGACAGCAGCGTGGACTTGCCGCTGCCGCGCTTTCCAGTCCACACGGACAGCTCCGATGGGGCAAAGCCTCCGATGGACTGGTCCAGTGCTTTTAGACCGGACATGACGGCGACGGATGCGCCGGGGTCCCTCCGCTCCACGTCCGCCAGGTCCAGCAGGCCGTCCATGGGCTGTTCCACGGCGCCCAGCAACAGATGATCCACGGCCTTTCTCCCGCCGGAAGCCAGCACGTCCCGGATACGGGAACATTTCCCGAAGGCCCCTTCCTTCGGCAGCAGCACGGCCACAGATGGCGTGTATTCTTTGAGGGCGTCCGCCACGGCTTCCGCCGTATCACGGTCGGACAGAGCCAGAAACACAGATGGGAAGGCACTCAGAAACGGCTCCGCATCCCGGAAGTTCTCAAAGCCCGCTCCGTAGGCAAGGCAAACGGCGTTCTGGTTGTCCAGGGCTGTCACATCCTGGGCGTCCGCCACAAACCACAACGCTTTCCGCGTGTCCATGGCGGTCTCATCGTAGAGCAGCCAGGCGGAGACATCAGGTAAACTTGGCATACGGGTCCTCCTCCCCGGCCAATGGTTCGTCATCCCAGCAACCGCCATCCAGCCACTTTGACGGGCTTGGAAAATACCTTGCGTTCTCCCCGGAATACTGCGGCCACAGCTTTTGCTGTTTCACAGCCTCCAGAATCCGCTTTACCTTCCCTTCATCCGGGTCTACCCGCTTCCAAGCGTCAAAAGCGTCTTTCTTGGCTGACTTTTTGGGATAAACATCCCAAAACTGGTCAAACCCCCAATAGTTTTTGGCAGCCCCTTCCGTTGCAGAGGGGGTAGGGGGTATATAACTATCGTTCTGATTCTCTTCCTCTCTCTCTACCTCACCCTCTACCTCTATCTCTCCCTCTATATTGCTTTCCGTTTGCTTCCGGTTTGCTTTCGGTTTGCTTCCGCCTCGCTTCCCGTTTGCTGCCTTTTTGCTTGCTTTGTCAAGTATCGGTTTTACAAGCAAAAAGGAAGCGGATGCCTGTCCTGTTAATGGCTTGCTTTCTCCCTCGAACACATAAGTACAAATCGCCGTCACAAAGGGAAGCTGGTCCTTCTTCGGAAGCACTTTTAACGCCTCCCAGAAGCTGCGGTAAAAGGTAAATTGGTCACGTTCCAAGCAGTTCACCCGCCTTTTCCCTGGTGCTGATGCAGGAAAATATATTGACTATTCGGCCCCATCTGCTGGTATAGCCATTCCTCAGCTTGCTCCTTGCTCAAATGGTTCTGTGCGGCGGCCCACTCATAGGAGAACTCTCCGGCGGCTCGCTTGGCCTCCATACGGGCCTCCAGATCGGCTCTTGTGTGGTTCGCCTCTATCATGTAGAGGTCGTAACTCTTGGCCTCAATGCCCTCCAGCGTGCCGGTGTCCGTGGCGTAGAAAAGGTGTTCTTTCCCATCGAAGATGTGCCATGCGCAGTTCGGAACGTTGTGAGGAATGAACTCCGGCCGTACAACAGCCAAACCTTTGTATAAAGCTGCATCATCTGAGTTGTATGGGGATATCACATCAACTCGGCGCTTGTCCACCCCGGCCTCCAGCAGCGGCCCGACCATCCACTCGCAGCACCCCCATCGGAGGGCGGGGCGCTCTTTTGAAAGTGCCCGCGCCGTCCGGGGGTTAAAATGGTCGCTGTGGATGTGGGTCAGTAAAACCAGCCGCAGGTCTTTCTTGACCGGTTCCAGGGCCTTGAAGGGTACGCCGCAGTCAATCAGAATTCGGCCGTTAATCACCACGGCGTTCCCCTTAGAGCCGGTGGAGATGATGTTATAGGTCATCGAGGTTTACCTGTTCATTGCCGCCGTCTCCAGTCGCGCTATCAGCATTGCTCTCGGAACCTGATTTCTCCGGCTTAACAGAGGAGGCAATGGACATATCGAAATACTGTTCGACACTGGCCGAACCATCCCGGATAGCGTTGTAGACATTCTTGAGGCGAATAACACTTTGCTGCGAGAACGCTTCTTTCTTGCAGCCGATGTAAGCTTCCAGCATCTCCGCTGTCACGCCGTACTGCTCCTGAAAGTTCTTCACAAGCGCTCTCACCATGTCCACCAGCGGCATCTTCGCATTTCCAGTGAGAGTCACATTGCACTGGCCGACTGCTGCATCAACCACATCGCCGGGAATGACCGAGAGGATGCAGGCGCGTTCGCGGCGGGCAGCTTGATTGGCTACCATCTCATAGATATCTCGGGGGTCCGTGAGGGGATAGGCCCCCCTCTTTGTCTCTCGAATATGCGGAACGTCGAATACCTTTGTTTCCCGGTAGTTGGTCTCCAAATCCCAGCAGTATGCCATAACGGTGGATTTCTTTGCTGTCTGCTCCAGTACCTTGAAACCGGCATCTACATTTCCCCAGCCTCTTGCCAGGGTACGGGCCAGATGGATAGATGGTCCGGTGATGACCTGTCCTCCGCGCGGATATTCGTACATGGCCTTCTCCGCAAGACTGGTGCGCTGGCAATCTTGCAGGATTCGGTTGTAGGCGGCGACTTCGTCACGGGGGAACTTCTTGGCGGCAATCATAGCCACTTGGACCTCCTGCGCCTCCCGACTGGCCGCCATTTCCGCCCCAACAGGGCGGGCCACGTTGTTCTTCCCCTCAAACTCTGCGATAGCTGCAGTATTCTTGGTCTCGTTACTCATAGCGGATGCCCTCCTGAATCATAAAATCTTTCAGCTTTTTCAGCTGCGTTTTGGTGGCAACGACGGAGAAGGAACAACGGTAGACCTTCTCAGACTCCACAGGAGGCTCTGTGACCGGAGGCGCAGCGGCCTCCACTTTCGCCACTGCCTCAGCCTCCCGCGCTCTCTGCTCCTCTCGGAGCGCCTGGGCCTCCTTCTCCGCCTCAATGCGCCGGTGCCGCTCCTGCACAGTGGAGATGGCTGCCGGAGCATCCAGCGACCGCTTGAACTCCACCATGATCTCCTCAGCATCGTCCATACCGGAAATCAGTTCCATGTTTCGTGCGATTCCGGCCACGAAATCCGCTAACTTTTCCCGCAGCTTTTTGGGCGTTTTCTGCTTGGCGGACGCCATATCCACAACAATACCAGCCTGCTCATACCGGGCAAAATCCACTCTTTCGGCGGCGCACAGCTCTGCGAAATACTCCCGCAGGCCGTCCTCGCAGCGCTGCTTGATTTCGCGCTCGGTGGCCTCCACCTTGCCTTTTAATGCCGCGTCCGCTGTCTTAAAGGCGTCGCTGACGCACTCTTTGTAGACAGCCTCAAACCGTTCATAGGGGCCAAGCACGGCCTTTTTGACTTCTTTGCGCTGTTCCTCCAACGCCTGAAACTCCTTATTCAGTTCCGCCCGGGCGCTTTTTACAGTTTGGATAGTTTCTTCTGTGCATACCAGGGACAGCGCCTCCTCTACGCGCTTGTCCACGGCCTCTTTCATAGATCGCAGCTGCTCCTCTATAACTGGGAGCTGCACGACCTTAATCAGTTCGTTCATCGGTTTCCTCCTTGAAATACGGCAGAAAACAGATTGGGCAAACAACTTTCTTGTGCTTTTCCCGGTTTCCATCCCAATCAATAATTTCTGCGCTGATTTTTATAAACGGTTGGTCAAAAGATGCTCCGCAGGTTTCACAGCGGTACATATCGATCTCCCCTCATTCTTCGCACCACCAAATGTCCGCCGTCTGGACGCCCAAGGATAAAGCTTCTGAGTGTCCCTTGACGGCAATGTCAATATGGTCCCCCTTGACTGCCGGACCGGTATCATCGGCTCTCAGATACACCATCCCGCCGTTGTGCTCGATCATGATGGTACTGCCCAGCGGTATAATGTCCGTATCCACGGCGCAGCTCACATACGGAGTCACGCGCCGTCCGCTGGCGGTGATGCCTGTCCCAGTCCCGCAGATGTGAGGCCGTTCCTCGCAACAATAAAAGGTGATGGTGGCACCTTCCAGCTTGTGAGACCGGGCCAACAAAGCGGCTTCGATCAGCTCATTTTCGGCGGCCTCCATCTCTTCCCCTGTCAGATAACAGCGAGTGGTGGCCGGGGTATCGTCGCCGGGGAGACTGCCGTCCTCTGCGGCGGGCGCCATCTTGTGCAGGGTGGGCGGCTCTGCCTCCACTGTCATAATCAGGTAGCTTCCCAGCCACGCCAGCAGCAAGATCAGAAACAGGAGATATGTAATCAGCTGCAACCGCCTCTGGCTCCGGCGCCGCCG